CCATCTACAGGCTGGCTCAGCCCGTTGAGCGTCGCCGAATAGACTTCCCCACGACAGGGCGTTCAGCATGGCAGGCGAACACGAGGTCTCCCATGGGGACATCCTCAGGGCGATCGGCACACTGGAGGGCAAGCTCGATGCGATGCGCAACGATCTCAGCCAGAAGCACACGGACATCTCAGAGGCATTCCGCCGGCTGAACGACGTCGAGAAGAAGGTCGCCCAGGGGGTGATCATCGCAGTGGCGGTGGGCGTGATCGCGCCGCTCCTTTGGCAGGCGATCGACCCGCAACTACACTTCGGCAATCCACCGGCTGAGCTCCGGCGATGATCACCGATCTCGTTCCATTCTTCGAGCACTGGAAGAACCTGCCTCATCAGCGCGCAGCAGCGCAGCAGCTGTGGGAGGCGATGCCGGCCAGCCTGAAGAAGGACGACGCGGCCTGGTACGAGACATGGAAGGCAGCCGGGAAGCAGCAGGAGCCCCGGGCGCTGAGCAACCCTCTCGCGGTCCGGTACTTCAGCCAGCGCGACAGCGCCACTGAGCACGCTCTGAGGATGTGCTTCAGCAGCAGCTGCGCGATGCTGCTGGAGGCCATGAAGCCCGGCACGCTGACCGGCCCCAACGGCGACGACGCCTACCTCGGCCGGGTGCTCAGGTACGGGGACACCACCGAGGCGACCAGCCAGATCAAGGCGCTGCAGTCCTACGGCATCGAGGCCAGCCTGGTGCGCAATGCCAGCTGGCGCACGATCGAGCAGCAGATTGACCAAGGGATCCCGGTGCCGATCGGCATCCTCCACAAGGGGCCAGTGAGCGCACCCACCGGCGGCGGCCACTGGATCTGCGCCATCGGCTACGACGCCGACGCGATTATCGTGCACGACCCGTTCGGCGACCTCGACCTGGTGAGCGGCGCCTACGTCAACAACTGGGGCGCACGGCTCCGGTACTCTCGCCGCAACCTCGGCCCGCGTTGGATGGTCGAGGGGCCCAGCACCGGCTGGGCGATCATCGCCAAGCCCTGATGCAACTCTCCGACCTGATCCGCATCTATCCCGGCGTGCTCCCGGCCGGGCGCTGCCAGGAGCTGATCGATGGCTTCGAGGATCGCGCCAGCCAGCACCTGATCCACACCGGCGACGCGCTCAGCTTTGCGGAGCTGAACATCACGCAGCACTGGCAGGAGGCGCACGACATCGCCTTCCAGGCGGTGCTGCCATGGTTCGAGCAGTACACCCGCGACCTCGGCATCAGCGGCCTGCAGTGGCCCACTGAGCTGGCCTTCGAGGAGCTGCGGATCAAGCGCTACCGCGCCGGCGGCGAGGACCAGTTCGCGCCCCATGTCGACGTGCAGGATCACGCCAGCGCGCGGCGGTTCCTGGCGGCGCTTCTCTACCTCAACGACGTGGAGCAGGGCGGCGAGACGGAGTTCATGCAGTGGGGCCAGACGATCCGCCCCAGGGCCGGCACGCTGCTGCTGTTCCCACCGCTCTGGCCCTGGCTGCACGCCGGCCGGCCGCCGCTCTCAGGGGCGAAGCACATCCTCAGCACCTATTTCCACTACGTCTAGCCTGAAAGGAGCATCACGATGGACTTCATGGACGCACACTCTGCCCAGTACCTGGGCCTCGCCCTGTTCGTCGCCAGCGAGCTGGTCGGCATGAGCAAGCTGCGCAGCAACAGCCTGCTGCAGCTGGTGCTCGCAGCCGGGCGCCGCGCATTCCCTTTCGATCGTCGCTGATGATCGACCGCGACGCGATGGTGCGCCAGCTCCGCCTTCATGAAGGCGAGCGGCTCAAGCCCTACCGCTGCACCGCCGGCAAGCTGACGATCGGCATCGGTCGCAACCTGGATGATCGCGGCATCACCCGCGAGGAATCCGCCTACCTGCTGGCCAACGACATCGCCGCCGAGGAGCGTGAGCTGCTGCGCGCGCTGCCCTGGGTGGCGACGCTCGATGAGGTGCGCCAGCGCGTGCTGCTCGACATGGCCTTCAACATGGGCATCGTCGGGCTGCTCGGGTTCAAGCGCACCCTGGCCACGATCCAGGCCGGCGACTACCAGGCCGCGGCCACGATGATGCTCGACTCGCGTTGGGCGAAGCAGGTGGGCCAGCGAGCGGAGCGGCTGAGCCGGATGATGGCGACCGGCAAGGATCCACGCGAGCTCTGGCCGCCGTCATGACCTACCGCCAGGGCCGGTTCGATCTGATCGTCGGCGGCGTGCTGCGGTCTTACCAGCGATGGGAGGATCTGCCGGCCGCCTTCGATCACGTCGTGCGGTTCGAGCCGGACATCCCACCCGCGCCACACACGCCGGAGCAGCACGCCGAGGCGGCACTGTGGAACAGCCGGCTGCAGCAGTTGATGGAGATCGAGCGTGCCAGCAGCAACCAGGATCGGTGATGCGGACATCCCGCACTGCTCGGGCATGGTTCGGGCGGAGGGGTCGCCGAACGTGTTCGTGAACGGGATCGCGTGGAGCCGCCAGGGCGACGTGAACACGCCGCACCTGCTGCCGCCAGCGCCGTGCCCGACGCACGCAGCGCCGATCGCGGTGGGCAGCACCAGCGTGTTCGTGAACGGCAAGGGCGCAGGCCGCGTGGGTGATGCGATCACCGGCTGCACCAGCGTGGCGGCTGGATCGCCCAACGTGTTCTGCGGGCCCTGAGGGCGGGCACAAAAAAGGGGCCTCTCGGCCCCCGGTAGTTCAGTCCTCCTCGATCATCCGATCGACCGTCTCGATGATCCGATCAGCGGCCTTGATCAGGCCAGCCACGTTCTCTTGGAAGCGGCGATCGGATTCCTCAAGCGCGGCGATCAGCTCGGCGAGGCTTTCAGAGATCTTCATGTTTCTAGGTGCGGGGTGGTGGGCATCTCTGCCCATGACGACACCCTACCGCCGGGGGTGCGCCCCGGGCGGGGTCGTGTCACAACTCTTCACATTGGCCCGAGCCGGCGGATCCGGTACTCGCCGCGACCGCTGCGGTAGTCCAGCAGGTCCGCCTCCCACAACCGGCGGATGCGGTTGCTCACGGTGGCCTGGCTGCAGAGCCAGTGTCGTCGCAGCACGTCGGTCTCGATGTGGCAGGGCCGCTCCGGCAGCAGTTGCTCCAGGTCGAGCCAGTCGAGCAGCACGCCATCCGGCACGCGATGGCGCAGGGATAGGAGATCGGTGGGGGTCATGAGGATGCCCCGGTTGCACGGGGCCTGTGGGCGATCAGACCGAAGCCAGCTGCTCGCGAATCCGGCCCATCACCTTGGCCGATCGGCGTGCGCGCGGCGCTGCGGCCGGCTGCAGTCGCTCGGCGATCGCTGCCAGCTGCTCAAGGGCATGTTGCGCCTGGCCCAGGCGGTCACAGGCGTCGCGGTATGCCTGCTCATAGAGGTCGACGCGCTGCACCACCTCCTCGGCCGGCAGGTAGGAGCCGGCAGAACTGATGTGGACGTAGACCGGTTCCGGCTGAGGTTCACCCTCGCGCACGATCTGCACGGAGCGGATCAGGTTGCGGGCCTGGTGCTCGCGATGAAGCTCGGCCGCCACCTCGTCGTTCCACTCAAAGACAGGGTGGAGGGGCGCGTCATCGGGGCGAGCATCTTGGACGACGAGCGGAGCGGTGAGCTCACCGTTCTCGCGGGAAATGCGCGCCAGCTCTTGGCCGGCGACCTGAGCATCGACACCGCTGACGCGGGTGCCGGTGCGGAAGCTGTAGGTGATGGTCATCTGAGTTGAGAGTGAAGGTGAAGGGGCGGAGAGACCGCCCCGATGGTGCCAAACCGGCGGTGCCGGTGCGTGCGATAGCGAGCCGAGGCCCGCCTAGCCAAGCCAGACCGGGGCGTGCCCGATCAAGCCATGGCTCGCCTTGCCTGCGGTGCCGCACCGCGCCCCGCCGGGCCATGCCTGGCCAAGCCTGCCGAACCACGCCTGGCCCGGCCTTGCCAGGCCGCGCCTCGCCGCGCTCAGCCCCGCCTCGCCTTGCCTGCGATGGGATGCCAAGCCTCGGCTGGCCTTGCCCCGCCTTGCCGGCGATGCCTGACCCGGCCGGGCCTTGCCTGGCCACACCATGCCGCGCCACGCCTGCCGCGTCGGGCCGTGCCATGCCGGGCCATGCCGGGCCATGCCATGCCTGCGGTGCCGAGCCCCGCCAAGCCGGGCCATGCCCGGCCTTGCCATTCCAGCCATGCCTGATTCTCTCCATCACACGATCTCGAACAGGCCGAAGCCCAGGCCGGCGCTCATCTTCGAGTCCGGCCGTCCCTCACCGATGCCCACCTGCAGGCCCACACGGGCGATCAGGTTCACCACGTCATCGGATGTGAGCATCCCGGCGTCGTACCGGATCCGCAGCGTGGCGCTCCACTCGCGGTAGAGCGGCCGGCAGCGCAGGTCGACCACACCAGTGGCGTTCCGCGTCGGGGCCACCCACGGCTCAGCTTCACCGCTGGTCAGCCGCACCAGTGGCGCGCCGTCCACGCGATCGAAGCCGTCCTGCAGCACCATGAACGCCAGCTTGGCGTGCGTCATCTTGAAGCCGCACGCCCGGCAGGCGCTGATCGCAGCATTGCGGAAGGCCGCGGCATGGATGCCTTCCCAGCCTTCGTCGGCGATGTGCTTGGCACCTTCATAGAGGGACTCGAAGTCCTTGGCCTCACGCTGCTTCCGGCTTTTGGCGGTGCTGCCAGCCTCCTGGGTCTGGCGCATCATCTCCATTGCCTTGGCGCTGAAGCGGTTGATCACCAGCGGAGCAGTGCCTTGGATGTTGATCTCAAGCCGGCGAAAGTCCGGCGGGGTGATGGTCGCGATTGCGGCCGCTTTCGTGGTTGCCATTGAGTGATGGGGTGAATGTCGGACCTCTCGGCCCGTGAGCACAACCTATGGGCCAGGGTTCCCCCGTCCAGCCTCATCGCCCCAAACCGTTACAACCTGTCACACTCCAAGGTCGTCGCTCACCCTGGCGACGGCGAATGAAAAAGCCCGGCTGTCTCACGGCCGGGCCCCACTCCCATCACACCGGTTCGCGCCGGCAGTCCTACGCTACCTCCGACCCCTGCCTGGGCTCGATGTTCTGGCTGGACATGAACCTGTCGCTCTCGGATCAGTTCGAGATCGAGAAGCAGGTGCGCTACATCCAGGGCTGCACCGATCTGCAGGAGCTCAGGCACCTGGCGGTGGAGCTGCTGCGGTTCTCATCGCTGCAAGCCCACATCTCCAGCCAGCTGGTGCTCCAGACGGCCGAGATGGAAGCCGACATGATCGGCGAGCCGACGGCTGAGCACCAGCAGCTGGCGGCCGAGATCCTGGCTCAGCGGGCGAGCAGCTGATCGAGGTAGAGCTCAGCCTGCCAGCGATCCTCTGCGTAGCGGCAGACACCATGAGCGCAGGCGCGGTGCTCAATGTGGCCGCGATCGGTCCGCAACACTTCGATGGTGCCGCCGTCGCGGTGGATCACATCGAGCACCTGGGTCACGGGAGGATCCTCGACGCCAGCCACAGAGTAAGGCCGCAGACCACGCAGTAGGCGACGGTGAGCAGGAGGAAGTCGTGGAGGGTCATGGGACCTGCCGCTGCAGCAGCTCGGCGGCGCGATCAAGCCGATCAGCTTGGCGGATGTCAAACGAGGTAGGTGCAGGTTCTCCTGGTTTGCCATGGCGTCTCCAATAGGCAATGCCCTTTAGCGTCTCGACCAACTCCGCCACCTCACCATCGCTAGGCTGCCCAGTGACAGAGGCCGGCTCCCTGCCTTGCGGCACAGCCGGTTCATCTGCCAGGGCGGCGCGGGCCTCAGCATCAATGTGAGGCGGCACAGAGCTGCCCGTCCGGTGCGCGTGGACGTAGATGGCCATCAGGTATCGAAGGTCCGTCATCATCCCCTGCTCCCCTGCACGGTGGCATCCCCGTTGTAGCGGCCAGTGACTGCGTAGCTGCGCTGGGGGGTGGCGGCCATCTGGTGGAACACCATCTGGCCGATCTTCATGCCCGGCCACAGGGCGACCGGGTGCAGCTGGCGGCTGTTGACCAACTCAAGGGTCATGACCCCGTGGAAACCTGGGTCTGCGTACCCAGCCATCAAGTGTTCGATCCCCTCGCGGGCGCGGGAGGACTTGAGCATGAACTGCGCGGCGATGTCGTCGGGCAGATGGAACGTCTCAACCGTGCAGGCCAGCACGAACTGCCCCGGCTTGGGCAGGTAGGGGTTCTCCTGCGTGTGCTGGTGCAGCGGGTAGGGCACCAGCTCCAGGCCCTCGGCAGATTCGATCAGCAGGGTGGGGCCGAGTCGCACATCCAGCGACGCCGGGTTGACCAACTCAGGATCAAAGGGACTTACCATGCCGCCGTTGCAGCGGGCGGTGATTTGCCAGTCAGCGAGGATCACTGCTCCACCTCCTGCTGCTGTTGCGCAGCTTGGGCGAGGCCGGTGTAGAGCGCGTGCATCGGGTGCGCCGGGTCGTGCCGGCCGTCAGCCTCGTAGAGCGCTTCGAGGCGGTCTTGCACCGCCTGTTGTTGGATGGGGTCGCAGTTGTTCATCGTTCGGTTCCGTTGAGGCGATCGGCTACCAGCTGGGCGTAGCCGGCGATGTCGTGCCAGTTGTCGGCATAGTCGGGGTCTCCGTTCAGGATCCGCCCGATCTTGTGGCAGATCATGTCCAGGGCCTCCTGCTGATCATGGGCCAGCGCTTTTCGGCGCAGATGCAAATGCCTATTGATGATCTGCTTCAGATCTTGAGTGCATTCGGCATGCCCAGTGAACTTGCCGTAACGCTGGCCCCGCTCCTGCAGGGTGTCGGTGATGTCCATCAGATCACAGTCCGGGTGTTGTGGTTTGGGTCGGTCTCATCCAGGTGGCACTCAGGCCCGAAGCCGGTGGCGAGCACTTCAGCGCGGGATGGCTCGGCTCGCTCGGCGTCGGTGGCCTGCAGGCTATCCAGCCAGCTGTCCAGGGCTGCCCTGCTGGTGGTGCTGCCCTTCAGCCTGAGGAACCGCCGCAGCTCGCGCTGGCAGCGGATCCACACGCTGGCGCTGCGGGCGTGAGCGATGAAGAACCGGCCGTTGATGTCGCGGCCGGTCTCGATGCTCATCCCACCCTGCAGGTTCAGGCGGTCGCGGCGCATGCCCTGATCTCAGTGGACCATCCATGGACGTGACGCAGCAGCGCCTGGCGCTCATGCGCGAGGTCGAGCGATGGCGTCAGCCACGCAGCGTCAGCATCGGTGTCGACCGTCAGCCCGGCGGCGAACGGTGCAGTTTGATCAGTGCCGGCCGGTGCGCAGATCCAGGCGCGGCCGCGGCGAAGGTAGTAGTGCTTCACAGGACAGGGAGAGGGATGGTTGAGCAGTGGAGGCGCGGCACCAGCCAGACGCTGGCGTCGTTGGTGGCCAGCACCTCGTAGTAGGGCCAGCCACGGATGGTGAGAACACCGGTGACGGTGGCGGTGTCGAGCAC